AGATCAAATGAAAAGAGGTGATTTAGATTATAATGATTCTGCTGTATTTTGGAAAGGTAAAAGATACCCAAGATCTAAAATGAATGAAGGTGATAAAAATCTTCCTTGGGAAAGAGAAGCGTATAACAAAACTAAAACTAAAAACTAAAACAATGGCATTTAAATTACCACAATCACCTTTTAATCTTACAGATCCTAAAGATAAAAAAATAAAACCTTTTGTGGACCCGGGCGCGCCTGAAGGTTTTGAAAAAGGATTATGGAGTAAATCAACTGAAAGTGTTATTAGACCCTATGAAGGCAAAGCATTTGTTGGCACTACAGGCGGCGGAAAAAGACAGCCAGTAGGTAAAACAGTTACAGGAGTAACAGAATCAGGAAGAAGCTCAGAAGATAAATTTGTAAAAGGAACAGTACAACCTAAGTCTTTAATCGGATCATCATCATCGTCTGTTGTTAAAGGAGCAACTATTGAACAGCCTAAATACAAGAAAACAAAGCGTGAAGTTAAATCAGGATCTAAAAAAGCATAATATATGTGGAACTTATTACTAGGCTTATTAAAAGGTGGTGGTGGAAATAAATCTGTTGCTGGTAATTTAGCCTGGGAAATAAGAGAAGCTATTAAGGGTAAAGAATTAGATCCCAATGAATTAATATCTTTACAAACCAAAATAAATGAAATAGAGGCTGGCCATCGCAGTATATTTGTTGCAGGTTGGCGTCCATTTATTGGATGGATCTGTGGGTTTGCTTTAGCATATAATTTTGTTATACGTGATTTATTTATTTGGGTGTTACAGCCTGAAGAGATACCACCCGCACTGCAAATGGAACACCTTATGACCGTACTTTTAGGTATGCTAGGATTAGGCGGTTTAAGAACATATGAAAAATTAAAAGACAAAACAAAGTAAATAGTAATCAATTAAATTTAATCAAATGAAAAAAGTAGAAGAAAAAGTAGAAAACCAAATTACAAAAGAACAATTAACTAAAGTTCAAGATCAGCAAAAAGAATTAAACACTCTTTTAAGAGACATTGGATATGTTGAAACTCAAAAGCATCTTTTGCTACATAAGCAAGCCGAACTTAATAATTCTATTGAAGAATATAAAGCAGATCTTGAAAAAGAATATGGCGCAATAAGTATTGACATTGAAACTGGTACTTACACAGAAATAGTTAAAGATACTGAATAGTGAGTTCTGTTATAAGAAAAATAAGTATTGGTTCTGACTATAAGAATGAAGCAATGCATTATTCTGTTGGTCAACAAGTATATGGTGGCCATGAAATAGCTTATATTCTTTTTAATGAACAAGATAATTCTTATAACATTTATATAAAGAAAAACAACGAGGTAATGCCATGGAAGAAGTTTAATTCAAACATGGCAATATCCGTTGAATACGATCTTGAATATTAATGAAAAGTATATATGATTTTATCGTTAAACCTGTAGGTGAAAGATACGATAATAGCATTAAAGTTGGTGACAAAAGCTTAATAGTAAATACTAAAATAGAAAGCTGGAAATTTGTAAATAATATAGCTGAAGTGGTCGCGATACCATTAGCATATAAAACAGATATAAAAGTTGGTGATACTGTTGTAATACATCACAATGTGTTTAGAAGATTCTATGACATTAGAGGTAAACAAAAAGACAGTAGATCTCTTTTTAAAGACAATTTATATTTTTGTGCTGCAGACCAAATTTATTTATATAAAAATAATAAAGACTGGAAAAGTTTTGGTGATAGATGCTTTGTTGCACCACTAAAAAATAAAGATAAATTTTCGCTTCAAAAAGAACAAAAGCTTATTGGTATACTAAAGTATGACAATAGCTCCTTAAACAAGCTTAAAATCAATCCTGGAGACCTTGTAGGTTATACTCCAAACAGCGAATATGATTTTGTTATAGATAACGAAAGATTATATTGCATGAAATCAAATGATATTGTAATTAAATATGAATACAAAGGAGACGAAATTAAGTATAATCCAAGCTGGGCAGAAAGCAGTTGAGGAGTTAATTAAAGTAGCTGAAGAAAAAATAGTTACTGGTACAGAAGATGATATATCTGCTGATAGATTAAAAAATGCTGCAGCCACAAAAAAGCTTGCAATATTTGATGCTTTTGAAATTTTAAATCGCATTGAAGCTGAAAAAAATCTAATAGAAGATAAACCATTAAAACAAAAAGAAAGTTTTAGCGGTTTTGCTGAAAAAAGATCTAAATAGTGTACGAGCAAACTCTTGTAAAAACAGTTGATCCCATAAAGAAAAAGATTATAAATAAAAATAATCGATATGGTAAATGGGAATATGGTTACAATAAAGAACACGATATTGTAATTATTAGTAAAACAGGCAAAATAGGCGAGATATTAGAAATACAAAATCTAAGAATAGCTTTGCCCCCTGTGCCTAAAGATGTTATTAATACTGAAAATAAATGGGTGGCAAGTGAATATCCTAAAGATTTAAGCAGAATAAAAACTGTTTTTGATTGGGAAACATACCCTGATAATTTTAAAAATAAATGGTATGGGTATATTGATGATGAGTTTACAAAACGTGATGAGGGGCATTGGTTCTATAATAATAAAGTTCCAACTTATATTACTGGCACTCATTACATGTACTTGCAGTGGACCAAGATTGATGTGGGGAGACCAGATTATAGGGAAGCAAACAGAGTTTTCTTCATCTTTTGGGAAGCTTGCAAAGCCGATACAAGAGCATACGGGATGTGTTACCTTAAGAATAGAAGATCGGGATTTAGTTTTATGTCCAGTTCCGAGACAGTCAATCAGGCCACAAGCACTTCTGATGCCCGTTTCGGCATACTCAGTAAAACAGGAGCTGATGCTAAAAAGATGTTTACAGACAAGGTTGTTCCAATATCCGTTAACTATCCATTCTTTTTTAAGCCAATACAGGACGGAATGGACCGTCCCAAGACTGAACTCGCGTATCGTGTCCCCGCCTCAAAACTTACCCGTAAGTCCATCACTGCCAAAGAGACCAGAGAAGAACTTGAGGGGCTTGACACAACAATCGACTGGAAGAATACAGGAGACAACTCATATGATGGGGAGAAACTTAGGCTCCTCGTACACGACGAATCAGGGAAATGGGAGAGGCCAGATAATATCCTCAACAACTGGAGGGTTACAAAAACAACATTAAGATTAGGTAGTAAAATTATAGGTAAGTGTATGATGGGTTCAACATCAAATGCTTTAGATAAAGGAGGAAATAACTTTAAAAAACTTTATGACGAATCAAATGTTACCAAAAGAAACCGCAATGGACAGACTAGCTCAGGACTATATAGTTTGTTCATACCTATGGAATGGAACTTCGAAGGATTCATTGATACTTATGGATTACCTGTATTCGAAACTCCAGAAGAACCGATCAAAGGAGTTGATGGACAATGGATTGACATTGGAGTTATTGAGCACTGGGACAACGAAGTTGAAGGATTAAAAAGTGATCAAGACGGTTTAAATGAATTTTATCGTCAATTTCCCAGAACAGAGCAGCATGCTTTTAGGGATGAAACAAAACAATCTTTATTTAATCTAGCAAAAATATATGAGCAAGTAGATTATAACGAAGATTTAAGAAACACATCTGTAGTTACTACAGGAAGTTTTCAATGGGAGAATGGATTAAAAGATACAAGGGTAATATTTGTACCAAATAAAACAGGTAGATTTAAAGTTTCTTGGGTTCCTAATAAAAACCTTCAAAACCGAGTGATAATAAAGAATGGATTGAAACATCCTGGCAATGAAGACCTAGGAGCATTTGGCTGTGATAGTTATGATATATCGGGTACAGTTGATACAAGAGCGTCTAATGGATCTCTACATGGTTTAACTAAATTTTCAATGGAAGATGTTCCGCCAAATCATTTCTTTTTAGAATACATTGCCCGACCACAAACTGCTGAAATATTTTTTGAAGATGTTTTAATGGCTTTGGTATTTTATGGAATGCCAATATTAGCAGAGAATAACAAACCAAGACTATTATATTATTTAAAAAGAAGAGGTTACAGAGGGTTTTCAATGAATAGACCGGATAAAATTTGGAATAAATTATCTGTAACTGAAAAAGAAATAGGTGGAATACCAAACTCTAGTGAAGATATAAAACAAGCTCACGCAGCAGCAATTGAATCGTACATTGAAACTTATGTAGGATTTTTAGGTGAAGGCTATGGAGATATGTATTTTCAAAGAACATTAAACGATTGGGCTAGATTTAATATAAACAAAAGGACTGCTCATGATGCTTCTATTAGCTCCGGTCTTGCTATAATGGCTTGTAATAAAAATAGGTATGCACCTATTAATAAGACAATAAGACCAAGTTTTAATTTAGGTTTTAAAAAATACAATAATGATGGTGGTACCTCAAAAATTATACTTTAAATGAATATACAAACAAATACTAATAGTTCTTTTCCTAGCCAAGTAGTTAGCGATGCTGAAAAATCTAGTTTAGAATATGGTACTCAAGTAGCACACGCTATAGAACAAGAATGGTTTGATCAAGGTAGAACTAGCGGTAATAGATATTTAACTAATTGGAATAATTTTCATTCATTAAGATTATACGCAAGAGGCGAACAATCAATACAAAAATATAAAGATGAATTATCTATTAATGGTGATTTATCTTATCTTAATTTAGATTGGAAACCAGTTCCTGTAATACCAAAGTTTGTAGATATTTTAGTAAATGGTATATCAGAAAAAGAAGTTGAAATAAAAGCATATGCTCAAGATCCAGCATCTATTGAGAAAAAAACAAATTATGCTAAAGCTGTATTACGTGACATGTATACACAAGAACTTCAGCAAATTGGTAATCAAATATTAGGAGAAGATTTTTCTAATTCATCTATACCCGCAGATCAATTGCCAGAAACGCCAGAAGAACTAGAAATAATGTTACAAACTAGTTATAAGGAGGCTATTGAGATAGCAGAAGAAGAAGCTATTAATAATGTACTTGATTTTAATAAATATGAATCAATTAAAAGAAGAGTAAATTACGATTTAACTGTTATTGGTATTGGTGCAGCAAAAACAAGCTTTAATAAAAGCAACGGTATTACTGTTGATTATGTAGACCCATCCTATTTAGTTTATTCATATACAGAAGATCCTAATTTTGAAGATATTTATTATGCTGGGGAAATTAAAGCAATAACAATTCCAGAATTAAAAAAAGAATTTCCTAATATATCTGAAGAAGAATTAAAAAATATTCAAAACATGCCTGGCAACAGCCAATATGTTACTGGCTGGGGAAATTATGATAGTAATACTGTTCAAGTACTCTACTTTGAATACAAGACATATAATAATCAAGTATTTAAAATAAAACAAACTGAAAGTGGATTAGAAAAAGTTATTCAAAAAACAGATGAATTTAATCCGCCGGAAAATGACAACTTTAAAAGAGTGTCAAGAAGTATAGAAGTTTTATATTCTGGTGCTAAAGTATTAGGAACTAATACAATGCTGGACTGGAGATTAGCTGAGCATATGACTAGGCCTTATGCTGATACTACTAAAGTTAAAATGAATTATACAATTGCTGCACCAAGAATGTATAAAGGTAAAATTGAGTCAATAGTTAGCAGAGTTACAAGTTTTGCTGATATGATTCAATTAACTCATTTAAAACTACAGCAAGTCATGTCAAGAATAGTTCCTGATGGTGTATTCTTAGATATGGATGGATTAGCGGAAGTAGATCTTGGTAACGGAACTAATTATAATCCTGCTGAAGCATTGAATATGTATTTTCAAACGGGTAGTATTGTTGGTAGATCATTAACTCAAGACGGTGATATAAATAGAGGTAAAATACCTGTACAAGAATTAGCAACTTCATCTGGTCAAGGCAAAATAACTTCTTTAATAAATACATATCAGTATTATTTACAAATGATACGTGACGTAACTGGCCTTAATGAAGCAGTAGATGGAAGTAATCCAGACAAAAACGCTTTAGTTGGTCTGCAAAAAATGGCTGCTAATGCATCTAATGTTGCTACAAGACATATATTACAAGGTGGAATGTATATATATTTAAGAGTATGTGAAAATATTTCTTTAAGAATTGCAGATGCTTTAAGCTTTCCACTTACAGCTAACGCTTTAAAAAATAGTATTTCAACATTTAATGTTAAAACATTAGAAGAAATTTCAAACCTTAATTTACATGATTTTGGTATTTATTTAGAGTTAGAACCTGATGATGAAGAAAAAGCACAGCTTGAACAAAACATACAAGTAGCTTTACAATCTGGTGGTATTGATCTTGAAGATGCAATAGATATTAGAGAGATTAAAAACTTAAAATTAGCCAATCAATTACTTAAGTTTAAAAGAAAGAAAAAACAAGAAGCAGCAGAGGCACAGCAAATTGCTAATATTCAAGCACAAGCACAAGCAAATGCTCAAGCCTCAGAAGCTGCTGCGTTAGCAGAAGTACAAAAGCAACAAGCTTTAACTCAAGAAAAAGTAAGTATTGAGCAAGCTAAATCACAATTTGAAATTCAAAGATTACAAACTGAAGCTCAAATTAAACGTGAACTAATGGCAGAAGAATTTAATTATCAAATGCAGTTAGCTCAAATTAAAGCTCAAGCTGATACACAAAAAGAAAGACAGATTGAAGACAGAAAAGATAAAAGAGTTCGCATACAAGGAACTCAACAGTCTGAATTAATAGATCAAAGACAAAATGATTTATTACCTAAGAACTTTGAATCATCCGGTAACGACAGCCTGGGTGGATTTGGCCTAGAACAATTTACGCCTAGGTAACATTTATTAACCAATTTTATATTATTATATCATGTCAGAACAAGTAAAACAAGAAGGGGATTTTAAAATACAAAAGAAAAAACCTTCAATAAAAAAATTAGCACAGAATGCTGATCTTATTAAAGTTGATTTAACCCCTAAAAAAGAAGAAGATGCCATTCAAGAGCAAAGCACAGATGAAAGCGTGTTACGCACAGAACAACCCGAAGTGGGATTGCAAGAAGTGGTCGAAGGAAACGAAGAGCCCACAGTCGTTGCCGAAGAGGTTAATGAAGAAGAAGTAACAGTAATTCAGGAAATTACAGAAGAAGAAGTTGTTGAAGAAGCGACTAAGTTAACTGAAGAAGTTAATGAAGCAATTGAAAACAAAGAAACTACTGGAAAGCAATTACCTGAAAATATTGAAAAACTTGTTTCATTTATGGAAGAAACAGGTGGAAGCGTAGAAGATTACGTTCGCCTTAATGCTGATTATTCAAACATAGATAACACTGCATTATTAAAAGAATATTATAAAACAACCCGGCCTCATTTAGATGCAGAAGAAGTTTCTTTTTTAATAGAAGATGCTTTTAGCTGGGATGAAGATATTGATGATGAGCGAGACATCAGAAAGAAAAAACTCGCTTTTAAAGAAGAGGTTGCAAAAGCAAAAACGCATTTAGAAGATCTTAAAGGTAAATATTACGAGGAAATCAAGTTGAGACCTGGTACTACCCAAGAACAACAAAAAGCGATGGAGTTTTTTAATCGATATAATGAAGAGCAAAACATAGCTCAACAACAACATGAAAGTTTTAAAAACAATACTAAAGAACTTTTTAACAATGATTTCAAAGGTTTTGATTTCGCTATTGGAGAAAAGAAATTTAGATATAATGTTCAAAACACTAATCAAGTTGCTGAAAACCAGTCAAATATAAACAATCTAATCAAGAAGTTCTTGAATGATAAAGGAGATGTTGTTGACACCAAAGGTTATCATAAAGCTATGTATGCCGCTGAAAATGTGGACAAAATTGCAAACCATTTTTATGAACAGGGTAAAGCAGATGCTGTTAAGGAAGTTGTAAATAGCTCCAAAAACATTGATGCTACACCTAGACAATCACCAGGTGATGTCTACATACAAGGTTTAAAAGTTAGAGCTATAAGCGGTGCTGATTCTTCGAAACTAAAAGTAAAAACAAAAAAATTTAACAATTAAAATTTACAATTATGGCAGTAGTACCTGTAGCACCCGAGTATGGGTCAATTAAACCCTCACAGAAGCAACAACTTCTTGAGAGTAACTATTTGGATTTCACAAATGGAACCAATGATTTCGCACAACAGTATCTTCCTGAGATTTATGAAGCAGAAGTAGAGCGTTACGGAAACCGTACACTTTCTGGATTCTTACGTATGGTTGGTGCTGAAATGCCAATGACTTCTGATCAAGTAGTATGGTCAGAACAAAATAGATTGCATATTGCATACAACGATGTAACTAAAGCAACTGAAACTACTTTAACTTTTGCATTAGACGCAACAGCTGGACCTGGTTTTGTAGCTAACGTTATTTCTAAAAATCAAACATTAGTAGTGGTTGATCCTGCAACTGGGCAAGATCTTAAAGTTTTTGTAACAGATAGTGTAAACACTTCTGCTACTCTAGCTACTATTACAGTTAAGCCTTATACAGCGGCTGATATGACTGCTCTTTCTGCAACAGCAGGAGCGCTTAAAATCTTTGTATATGGTTCTGAATACAAAAAAGGAACAACTGATTCTGATATTAAATCGGTAACTCCTTCTTTTACTCAGTATAGTAATTCACCTATCATTATTAAAGAAAAGTATTCTATCTCTGGATCTGATACTGCTCAAATCGGATGGGTTGAAGTTGCTACTGAAGCTGGAGCATCTGGATATTTATGGTATTTAAAAGCTGAATCTGAAACTCGTTTACGTTTTGAAGATTATCTTGAAATGTCTGTAGTTGAAGGAGAATTAGTTTCTGGAACATCTACATTAGGAGCTGATGGCTATAAAGGAACTGAAGGTCTTTTTGCTGCTATTCAAGCAAGAGGTAACGTTATTAATAACTTTACTGCTGTTGGTGGTCTTGGATCTTTTGATAACATTCTTAAAAATTTAGATACTCAAGGAGCTATTGAAGAAAACATGCTTTTCTTAAATCGCCAAACGTCTCTTGATTTTGATGATATGTTAGCTGGTCTTTCTGCTGGAGCAAACGGTGGAACTGCTTATGGATTATTTGAAAACTCTGAAGAAATGGCATTGAATCTTGGATTCACTGGTTTCCGTAGAGGATCTTATGATTTCTATAAGACTGACTGGAAATACTTAAACGATGCTTCTACTCGTGGTGCTACTAATGGCGCTGGTGAAGTAGGATCTGGTATTGATGGTGTACTTGTACCTGCTGGTACTTCAACTGTATACGATCAAATTCTTGGAACTAATATCCGTAGACCATTCTTACACGTACGTTATAGAGCTTCACAAGCTGACGATCGTAGAATGAAATCTTGGTTAACTGGTTCTGTTGGTGGAGCTTATACTTCTGATCTTGATGCAATGGAAGTTCACTTCCTTTCTGAAAGATGTTTAGTTGTACAAGCGGCTAACAACTTTGTATTGTTTACTGCTTCTGCATAATCAATTACTATAAAGGTAATGCCGGGGATTAACTTCTCCGGCTAACCTTTTTTTAAATTATTTAATTATATTATATCATGGCAAAAAAGAAAATCGTGGATGATGTTATTGACATCCCACAACAAGAAGAAACTGTTAACACAACAGTAATAGAAAAAAAAGTTAAAACTCCCGCTAAACCGGAATGGGAAATAAAAGATAGAAGTTATTATTTAACTGGAGCTCATAGCCCATTAACGTATACATTAGCTTCTAAACATACCAGTAGGTTTCCATTATTATGGTTTGATGCTACTTTAGGGGAACAAAAAGAAATAAGATACGCAACAAATCAAAATTCTGTATTTGTTAGCGAACAAAAAGGTGAGGCTACTTTAGGTCACATTATTTTTCAAAACGGTACATTAACAGTACCTAAAGAAAAACAAAATTTACAAAAATTATTATCAATATTTCATCCTAAAAAAGGTAAAGTATTTGAAGAATTTGATGCTGTTTTAGAGGCTGCAGATGAATTAACTGATTTAGAATTACAACTTGATGCATTAAATGCAGCTAAGAATATGGATATAGATCAAGCAGAAGCTATTTTAAGAGTTGAAATTGGTTCTACTGTATCTACAATGGGTTCTAAAGAAATAAAAAGAGATTTATTATTATTCGCAAAACGTAATCCTAGTTTATTTATGGAATTAGCCAGTGATGATAACGTTCAACTTCGTAACGTAGCAATTAGAGCTACTGAAGAAGGAATCATAAAAATATCTCAGGATCAAAGAACATTTATGTGGGGTGCAAATGATCGCAAACTAATGACTGTTCCGTTTGATGAAAATCCATACTCAGCTATGGCAGCTTTCTTTAAAACAGATGAAGGCACAGAAGTTTTTAGATCAATAGAGAAAAAACTAAAATAACATGTAATATATTTTATAGTAGGTAAGCCGCTATTATGGTGGCTTATTTGCTGTAAATAATAAAAAATACAAAATGGCAATAAACGTAAATACTGTATATCAAACAGTGTTGCTAATACTTAATAAAGAACAGAGAGGATATATGACTCCTGCTGAATTTAATAAGATTGGCACACAAGTTCAACTTGAAATATTTGAAAAGTATTTTGAAGACTTGAATCAACAATTGCGTGTTCAGCAAACAGATACAGATTATGCGGACAGAGTTGCTAACTTAGATGAAAAAATATCTATATTTAAAACATTTGGTGATGCGGTATATAATAATACTACACCCACTAATACTTATTTTACATTACCAACAACTGATGGCTATGGAGCCACTGTATCTTTTTATAGGCTTGGTACTGTAACATATGACAATGAAGTAGAACTACAAAGACTTCAAAGAGGTGAATTTACTTACATTGATAAATCACCTATAACAAAACCCTCAATAGATTGGCCCGTATATTTATACGAGAATCAAAAGCTTTTTGTTAAACCCACAACTATAATAAGTAATATTCAGGTCGATTATGTTAGAAAGCCTAATAATGTTGTTTGGGGTTTTACAACTGGTAACTTAGGGCAATATATATATAACAAAAATACATACGACGCTACAACACAGCCAAATGGCTCTGTTCAATTTGAATTGCACGAATCAGAGCAAACGGAAGTGATATTAAAAATATTAATATATGCTGGTATTGTAATAAGAGATCCACAAATTGTGCAAATTGCTGCGCAGCAAGTTCAAGCAGAAGAAATAAATAAAAAAAGTTAATAAGCAATGGCAAAACCTGATGGCGGTTTAATAACCGAAACAAATAGACAATATTATAGCGGAGCTCAAGGGTTTTTAGTTACAGAAGGACAAACAAGTTTTGTTTGCACATTTGATACGGATTTAAAATTTGGAAGTTATAGTCCTACTATTAATGCTTATGCTTTGAACAACTTTGTTCTTTATTTAAGCCAAACAGGTTTACCTGGTAGTTTCGCAGAGTATGTGGCAGAATACACGGTAACTAAAAATACTATAACATTAGCCGCAGCACCTCTTACTAATAGCTTTGTTGTTGTACAATTAAAATCTGAAACAGGTGGTAATTACGGTAATGAAGATGCTTTTGGTACTACTGTACAGGAGAATTATAATAACTATTCATATTTAAGCGTAAATGATGTTATAAATAACTTTATGGTTGCTTATGTAGGCACTGGAAAGCTAATACAAAGCGTTAAAAGAACAGATGTAATATTTCATGTAAAGCGTGGATTACAAGAACTTAGTTATGATACTTTAAAAAGTATTAAGTCACAAGAGTTACAAGTTCCTGCAAGTTTATCTGTTCCAATTCCGCAAGACTATGTAAATTATGTTAAATGCTCATGGGTAGATTCTTTAGGTGTTAAGCACATTATATATCCTACAACATTAACATCAAACCCATACTCTTTATTGCCACAAGATGATGATGGCTTGCCGTTACAAGATAATTATGACGACAATTTATTGGCTAGTCAATATGCCACAGAAGAAAGATGGGGTACTGCTAATAAAAAATTAATTAATGGAGGTTTTAATGTTGCAGACATTAGTGCTGGATTAGATATTGATTGGTGGGGTGCGTGGGGACCCGGAGGTTTTTATGGTCAAAGATACGGAACTGACCCTGAAACATCACAAGTTAACGGATGGTTTACAATAAACGAAAGAGACGGTAAGTTTTCTTTTTCAAGTGACTTAGTTAATGCAGTAATTATATTAGAATATATTTCTGATGGATTAGCTTATACTGCTGATATGCGTATCCCAAAATTAGCTGAGGATGCAATATATGCTTATGTGTTGCATGCAATTATGCATGGGCGTATGAATGTACCTGAGTACATTGTAAATCGTTTAAAGAAAGATAAAAGCACAAAAATTAGAAATACTAAAATAAGATTATCGAACATAAAGCTTGAAGAAATAACTCAAGTAATGAGAGGTAAATCTAAATGGATTAAACACTAAAATTAAATGGCAGAAGTTAAAAATGCTTTTATTAAATCCAAAATGAATCAAGACCTAGATGATAGATTAATACCATCTGGGGAATATCGTGAAGGAATTAATATACAAGTTAGTAAATCGGAAGGTGCTGATGTAGGTGCATTACAAAACGTTTTAGGTAATAAAAAAGCAGTAGACTTTAGGGTTATAACTGGAGTAAATGATTTGGTTACAATAGGCCAATTTACAGATGCTACAAATAATGTTATATATGTATTTTTAACTAATTATACTGATCCTAATCCTAGCTTTCAACCAACATATAGTTCTTCTGCAAAAAACTTTATATATTCTTATAATGTATTAAACGGAGATACAGCTAAACTTGTAGAGGGAAGTTTTTTAAATTTTTCAACTACCAATACAGTATATGGAGTTAATATATTAGAAAATTTATTATTTTGGACTGACAATAGAAATCAACCAAGAAAAATAAATATCACCTCTGCTACTCAAGTTCCTGGTTATTATACAACGGAAGATCAAATCTCTGTAGCAAAGTTAAACCCTTATGAGCCCATTGAATTATACAGAGAAGTTAATTCTATATGGGAAACTACAATGCTAGATAAAACTAGTTTATTGCTTCCTGATGGCGTTACTGCTAATCCAAATTATGATGCTCAATACGCAGGGGATCCTGATTTTTTAGAGGATAAATTTGTTAGGTTTAGTTATAGATATATATTTGATGATGGTGAACATTCTATAATTGCTCCTTTTACTCAACCAGCCTTTATACCAAAACAAGACGGTTATTTTTTAGCAGAAGATACTAATGTTAGTGGTAATACTGAAGCAGAAAATGCGGCATATAGAAGTACTATTGTTGAATTTATGGAAAATAAGGTAGATAATATTTTACTTCAAATTCCATTGCCGACAATTGGTAGCAATACATTTAATGACTTTAAAATAACAGAAATAGAAATTCTTTACAAAGAATCAGATCAAATTGCTGTTCAAGTGGTAGATGTTATTACACAAGAAGAAATTAAAGAAACAACAACTTCTGTTTTTGAATACAATTATCAAGCAAGAAAGCCTTTTAGAACATTACCTGATTCCGATATAATAAGAGTATATGATAAAATACCTGTAAGAGCATTAGGCCAAGAAATAATAAGCAATAGAATTGTATATAGTAATTTTCAGGATAAACATACACCTCCAGAATATTTAGATTATAATGTAGGAGCATTTAACAAATCTTCCTTTAATGTTACCAGTGGGAACATTTCAACAAACACCACAAGCATTGTTGAATACCCCACACATACTATAAAACAAAATAGGAACTACCAAGTTGGTGTGGTTTTATCTGATAAATACGGCAGATCTTCATCAACAATATTATCTATAGTAAATGATGGTGATATTGGAGGAGCCTCAGGCTCTTTTGGTGGATCAACATATTATCATCCATATAAGGATTCCACAGATAATGCCCCAGCTACATGGCCTGGAGATGCTTTAAAAGTATTATTTAATAGTATTATACCTAATAATCCAGCAGACCTACAAACCGGTTGGCCAGGATTATATAATGGTACTTCTAATTCATCTAATTATAATCCATTAGGATGGTATTCTTATAAAATTGTTGTAAAACAAACAGAACAAGATTATTACAATGTTTATTTACCAGGTATTTTAAATGAAGATCCCGGTGGTAATTTAGACGATTCTAAAAATACTGTTGCATATATTACTCTTTTAAATGATAATATTAATAAAGTACCAAGAGATTTAAGCGAGGTTGGTCCAAATCAAAAACAATATAGAAGTTCCGTGCAGCTTTTTGGTAGAGTAACTCCAGATAATATTTTATCAGGAGGGCCTACTTTTAATAAACAGTATTATCCTGGTAGAGAATCACATACTGTATCTACAATAGGAGAAGAAGATGATTTATTGGGCAGTGTCACTAATT